TGTTACAGGATAGATTGTATATACGTAAAAAGTCAGGTTTGAAAGAAGTACATGATGAGCGTGATGAATATGATAATCCTAGACAAGGTAGAGATTATGGCAAAGGCAATCTATTTGTAGATCCAGGCTCAAATGAATTTAAGAAAGAAGTACATCTTGGCGCTAATGACGGTGAACGAGGCAGACCTAAAAATCTAAAAGGTGTTTCAAAAGCATTGCCAGCTGATGCGTTTGGTCGTACTACAGGTAAGATTCCGGATAGTGCAAGACCTACGTCAAATCCAGATCCCTTTCCTCCAGTTAAGATTTTAAAAAATCACGAAAAGTGGATATATCCTCCTAAATCAAAGAAAAGTGTGGATGAAGCTGATATGAGCCGTAGAGGATTTTTAGGAAACGTAGGTAAGGCAGCCGGTGCTGGCGCATTAGCTGCCGCAGGATTAGGTGGTGCAGGTAATGCTCAGGCATTTAAGGGAACACTTCCCGCACGTGCTCCTCGTATCTCTGAAGATGAGGCCGAAGCTCAACTTAAAGAATTAAAAAGTACAGCATATAAAGAGTTAGCAAGTATGGTATGGGGTGCATGGCCTAGTATACTGGATACGACTTTTGGTGTTGGCACACCTGCAGATAAGCCAGCAACACCTGAACAAATTGGTAAAATGTTAGGATACAGATTAGCTGAATATGCTGAAGAATATAGACAAAAAGTTAGAGCAGTTAAAGTAGCAGCCGGAGTAAGAGATCCTCAAAGTTTAAATAAAACAACTGCCGCAATTTATGTTAATGAACAAGAGATGGATGAGGGCTGGAGTCAAAAGTATAAAAGTAGTATCAACTGTAGTCATCCTAAAGGTTTTAGTCAAAAGGCGCATTGTGCTGGTAAAAAAAAACACAATGAAAGTATTGACAATGTTATGGAGATGACTTGTCCTGATTGTGGTATGTGTGAAACTCACGGTGACAATTCAAAAGATCAATTAGATGAATTGAAATGCTGGTCTGGTTATCATAGAGTTGCTGGTACAAAAGCTGGCTTTCCAGGTAGTTGTGCAAAAAATAAAACTAATGAAGAACAACATAGTTGCCCACACTGTGGTGGCGAAATGGTTAGTGAAGAATTAATGAACGAAAAGAAAGATGCTTGCTACTACAAAGTTAAGAGCCGTTATAAAGTATGGCCAAGTGCTTATGCCAGTGGTGCATTAGTTAAATGTCGTAAAAAAGGCGCAAGCAACTGGGGCACAGGCGGAAAGAAAAATGAAAGCTCTATACTAGAGGGTATTGAACAAGCAGATGAAAGTTTGCACGATTGGTTCAATAAAGAAAAATGGGTTCGTATGGATACTAAAGGAAACATTAAAGGTCCATGTGCAAAAGAACCAGGAGAAGGCAAACCAAAATGTTTGCCACAAAGTAAAGCACATAGTCTAGGTAAAAAGGGTCGTGCTAGTGCCGCTCAACGTAAGCGTAGAGAAGATCCTAATCCAGAGCGTAGTGGTAAAGCTATCAATGTTGATACAAAGAAAAGTAAAGGTTAATAATGTTATCAGATAATTTAAAAGTACTATTAGCTAGTACACAAAGTTTTGCTATCAAAACACAAAACTTCCATTGGAATACAGAAGGAAGTAATTTCCCACAATATCACAAATTCTTTAATACATTGTACAAAGATGTAAATGCCACTATTGATCCTATTGCTGAATATATCAGAATCTTAGGTCACTATACTCCTGGCAGTTTGTCACGTTATACTGAATTAAGTATCATACAAGACCAAACTAAAGTGCCAAGAGCAGAACTTATGTTTGTTGAGTTACTACAAAATTGTGAAACAATGTCAGAACTTGTTGTTGCTATGTTTGACGAAGCTACAAATGAACGTCAGCAGGGTATTGCTAACTACATGGCTGAATTACAAGACTTATACGGTAAGAAAGCATGGTTCATTCGTTCTACATTAAAAAGAGAACGTGAGTAATGAGGGCAACAGAATTTATTAATAAGGAAATACCTTTTGCAGACGGGTATTTGGTTGTGAGCAAACACTTTATTAATGATAGAAGTGATGGTTCCAATCGTAACATTCCTATAGAAAAAGTCCTTCGAGTTTTACATAAGTTAGAAACTACACGTGGACATGAACTAATGAAAATGCCATATATTACTTTTGCAGTTAAAACTCCTGATTTAGGAGTAGCAGTAGCCAAACAAAAAGATAATCAAGGTGAAAATGCATATATTGTATTAACAGCACATCCTACGTTACAATTATCACCGGATGAGGATGTATTTTATTTAGAAGAACAAGAAAATCCTAAAATAGATTTGACACCAAACTATCCTAACTATGAAGTATTAGTGGGAGAGTTTATTGGCATGAAAAAGAATAGAGCAAGATTCTTAATTGTAGCATCTGAACTTAAGCCAGGGGTACGTGAGACAGATAAGATATTTAGAGCAAAAACAACTAATACTCCAATCAGTGTTGAAATAAGTAAAGTACGTAATCGTACAGTAGTAGGATAAACATGAAAAAAATATTAATAGCAATAACACTAACATTAACAACTATGGTAGTATTTGCTCAAAAACAAAAGCCAATGAATATATATGACTTCCCAATCACTAGAGTTATTGATGGAGATACTGTAGCATTTCAAGCAACATTTTTACCCCCACCGTTAAAACAAGAATTAAGTATTCGTGTGTTTGGTGTTGATACACCTGAAAAAGGTCATAGAGCGCAATGTCCAAGTGAAGATCAACGTGGTCAGGCTGCTTCTGCATTTACAAAGAATGCTATAGCTAAAGCACAGAAACGTCAAGTAGCTATTGCCGATTGGGATAAGTATGGTGGACGTGTATTGGGTGATATAATACTTGATGGACAAAGTTTAAGAATGATGTTAATACAGAATGGATTTGCAAGAGAATACTACGGAGAAGCTAAAACTTCTTGGTGTAACTAACACACCTTAGGACCGGTACTAGTTACCGTGGTGTAGGCGGCTTCTGCCTTAAGTTATCCAATTCGCTACTGGACCTTATAAGTGAGCATAAATACTAATATGAGAGCAATAGAACTATACGAATCAGCCGCAACTGACCTAGCTAAGAAACTTCCTAGCTTAGAGAAGCACGACTATAATACCATTGATAAGTTAATGAAAAAGATAGCAAAGAAACATCGTATAACCGGTGATGCATTGCATGATTTGTTTGTTAGAAAATATCATAAGACTCCAGACAGTTGGATTAAAGACAAACTAGATGAGAATGAACAAGAAGATTTGAATAGTAATCCTATTGTAAAGAAGTTTCTTGCTTGGACAAGTAAGAAGTTGAATTTAGAAAATACTCCAAAGATAGAGTTTAGTTATGATAGCGAAGAAGCACAAGAAGGTCATCATACTGGTAGACATAATCCAGATACGGGTGAAGTATGGGTTTATTGTGCCAATAGAAATTTAGTAGATATACTACGTACGGTGTTTCATGAATTAACACATGTACGTCAGGGTGAATTAAATATGATTAAGCCCGGTGATAGTTATCCAGGTAGTCCAATAGAAGCAGAAGCAGACGTAATGGCTGGCAAGTATATTAAAATATTTGGCAAGGCCCATCCAGAAATATTTCAATAAAGAGTAACAAATGTCAATAACAATTACAGGTGGAATAACATTAAATGGTGGTGGTTGGACTATAGTTGCACCACCGGAAGGTAAAAAAGCTATATTTGGATTTGGAAATACTGGTGTTGCTAGTGTAGCAATAACTAACTTAGTAAGTAATACCGGAGTAGTTGCAACAGATACAGCAGGCGTCGGTACTGCTAGTGAGCAACGTGCGGCCTCAGGGTACGGCACAGATAAAGCTATATTTGGTTATGGAGTTACTAGTGTTAGGATATCAATAACTAATTTAGTAAGTAATACCGGAGTAGTTGCAACAGATACTTCAGGTGTTGGTACTGCTAGACGACTTTTGGCGGCCGCAGGTTATGGAACTGATAAAGCTATTTTTGGATATGGAAATACTAGTGGCGGTGATGTATCAATTACCAATTTAGTAAGTAATACAGGTGTGGTTGCTACTGATACAACAGGAGTTGGTACTGCTAGAAGTAATTTAGCAGCCGCAGGTTATGGCACAGATAAAGCTATTTTTGGTTATGGGGAAAGTCCTGCTACGGCAATAACTAATCTAGTATCAAACACAGGCGTAGTTGCAACAGATACTTCAGGAGTTGGTGTTGCTAGATTCGGATTAGCAGCCGCAGGTTATGGAGGGGATAAAGCTATATTTGGCTATGGATTGGCAGCATCGCCATTTGGGGCTACCGCTATAACCAGCCTAGTATCAAATACGGGTGTTGTTGCATCAGATACAACTGGTGTCGGTACTGCTAGATATTATCTTGCAGCCGCAGGTTATGGCACTGATAAAGCTATTTTTGGTTATGGTAATGGTCCAGTATCAATGACCAACTTAGTATCAAACACCGGGGTAGTTGCTACAGATACTACAGGGGTAGGTACTGCTAGAACTACATTATCGGCCGCAAGTTACGGTTAAACAAAAATCATACACATTAAAAGAAAAGTAATAAAATATGTCAATAACAATAACAGGTGGGATTTCATTTAGTGGAAGTTTAGATATAGTTGCACCACCGGCTGGTAATAAAGCTATATTTGGATATGGAAATACAGGAATTGCACCATTTAATACAGCAATAACCAACCTAGTAACAAACACCGGTGTAGTTGCAACAGATACTACAGGTGTTGGTACTGCTAGGAATGGACTTACGGCTGCTGGATATGGTACTGATAAGGCTATATTTGGATATGGGTATGCTAATCCGTCAGCACAATCAATGACTAATCTAGTATCAAATACAGGTGTTGTGGCTACAGACACTGCAGGTGTTGGTACTGCTAGAGATACACCTGCGGCCTCAGGTTATGGAACTGATAAAGCTATATTTGGATATGGACAGACGGCCGGCGGGTCAAAGCTTTCAATGACCAATCTAGTATCAAACACCGGGATAGTTGCTACTGATACTACAGGCGTTGGCACTGCTAGAAACGCACTAGCAGCCGCTAGTTATGGCACTGATAAAGCTATATTTGGATATGGAACAAGTCCTGTTACGGCAATAACCAATCTAGTATCAAATACTGGTGTTGTTGCTAATGATACTGCAGGTGTTGGTACTGCTAGATATTCATTAGCAGCCGCAGGTTATGGCACTGATAAAGCTATATTTGGATATGGTCTCGGAGGTGGTGGTTATCTATCAATGACCAATCTAGTAAGTAACACTGGTGTAGTTGCATCAGATACTACCGGAGTTGGTACTGCAAGATACGGTCCAGCGGCTGCAGTCTACGGAACTGATAAAGCTATATTTGGATATGGAAATAGTGTTGATGGTTACGTATCAGTGACCAATCTAGTATCAAATACAGGTGTAGTTGCTACTGATACAACTGGTGTTGGTACTACTAGAGGTACATTGGCGGCTGCAGCCTACGGTTCGTAAAATTAGAATTAGCATAAATACATTTATTATAAAGGAAAATAAAATGATAGACTTAGAAAACATGCCTGCTCCAACAGCAGAGGAAATTGCAGAAGCAAGAGAAAATGCATTTAATGCAGAACATCCAGCATCATGGACATGGAACGAAGAGGCAACTTCATATGTTGCTCCAGTTGCTATTCCAAGTGATGGTTATCCATACTTATGGGATGAAGCTACAACTAATTGGGTACCATTTCCGGATTATCCAAGAGATTAAAGAATGTCGGTAACATTTAGTGGTGGCGGTGTAACAATATCAGGCGGAGGATGGACTCTTACTGCCGCGCCACCGTCAACTCCAACGGCAGGATGGTTTGGTGGCGGCCTCTCGGCACCCTTTTCAACAGTAGACCGTATTACATATGCAATTGATACTGCAACAGCTAGTGTGCGTGGTCCACTTTTTCAGACCATAGCCAGGTTGGCCGCAACAGGTAATACCACTGATGGATGGTTTGGTGGTGGTACCGGCCAAGGCGGAACCCTAACATCAACAGTTAATAGAATCACATATGCAATTGATACTGCAACAGCTAGTGTACGTGGTCCACTAAGTTCGGCTAGACGATATTTAGCCGCAACCGGCAATACAACTGATGGATGGTTTGGTGGTGGTATTGATACGTTAGCTAACGTATCAACAGTAGATAGAATCACATATGCAACTGATACTGCTACAGCTAGTGTACGTGGTCCACTATCTTCGGCTAAACGATATTTGGCTGCATCCGGCAATACAACTGACGGATGGTTTGGTGGTGGTTTATTATCGGTATCCCTTTCAACTGTAGCACGAATCACATATGCAACTGATACTGCAACAGCTAGTGTTCGTGGTCCACTAAGTTCTGCTAAATATGGCCTTGCCGCAACCGGTAATACTACATATGGTTGGTTTGGTGGTGGGTATATGCCTGGCACCGGCGTCGCCGGCGGTATTTCAACGGTAGATAGAATCACATATGCAACTGATACTGCTACAGCTAGTGTACGTGGTCCACTATCTTCGTCTAGACGATATTTGGCTGCATCCGGCAATACAACTGACGGATGGTTTGGCGGTGGTGTTGGGATCGGTGGACCTAGCGTATCAACGGTAGATAGAATCACATATGCAACAGATACTGCAACTGCAAGTGTACGTGGTCCACTTAGTTTAGCTAGACATGCTTTGGCATCAGCTTCCGGCATACAATAATAATATAAAGATTTAAAAAGAATGAGTATAACAATAACAGGTGGATTTACAGCAACAGGCGGAGGATGGACGCTTGAGGCACCACCAGCTGGGGTAAAGGCTATATTTGGATACGGCTATGATGGCGCCGGTACATCAGTAACCAATCTGGTATCAACCACCGGTGTAGTATCTACTGATACTGCAGGTGTCGGTACTGCTAGATGGTATCTTGCAGCCGCAGGTTACGGTACTGATAAAGCTATATTTGGATACGGAAACACTAGTGGTGGATTAGTATCAATAACCAATCTAGTAAGTAATACAGGCGTTGTTGCTACCGACACTGCAGGCGTCGGTACTGTTAGACGAAGCCTTGCAGCCGCAGGTTACGGTACAGATAAAGCTATTTTTGGATATGGAATTATTACAGGAGGTACTACTGCTGTATCAATGACTAATCTAGTATCAAACACCGGCGTTGTGGCTGGTGATACATCAGGAGTGGGTACTGCTAGATATACATTAGCGGCCGCAGGTTATGGAACAGATAAAGCTATATTTGGATATGGATTTTCGCTGACGCTTGGAACAAATGTGTCCATGACTAATTTGGTATCAAACACCGGTGTAGTTGCTAGTGATACAACAGGTGTTGGCACTGCTAGAGAAAGTTTAGCAGCCGCAGGTTATGGAACTGATAAAGCTATATTTGGTTATGGTTATTCATCTGATAGAACATCAATTACAAACCTAGTATCAAATACCGGTGTTGTTGCTAGTGATACAACTGGTGTTGGTACTGCTAGACATAGTCTTGCGGCCGCAGGCTATAGTACTGATAAAGCTATATTTGGATATGGAAATAGTGGATCATTTACTGCAATAACCAACCTAGTATCAAATACCGGTGTAGTAGCAACAGATACTGCAGGCGTAGGTACTGCTAGATTATATCTTGCAGCCGCAAGTTACGGTTAAACAACAATTTACCATAATCATTGCTAACTAAATCATTCTATGTTACAATAGATAAATGATTAAGTTAACAGTACCCTTACCCAAAAGTATCACAATCGCATTCAGTGGAGGTGTTGACTCTTGCGCTATAGTTGACTTTCTAAGTCGTAAACATAATGTCTCTTGCGCTTACTTTCATCATGGCACTGAACATAGTAACAAAGCACTAGAATTTGTATCTAAATTCTGTGAGGATAGAACTATCCCATTATATTTAGGTGTGCTAAATCGGGAAAAACCCAAATCAATGAGTCAAGAAGAATTCTGGAGAGAAGAACGCTATCAATATTTTGCTACTCACGGCCCAATCATTACTGCTCATCACTTAGATGATTGTGTAGAAACATATATCTGGTCATGTCTTCATGGTACACCCAAAGTGATTCCATTAACAAGAAATAATGTATTACGTCCATTTCTAACTACAAGAAAAGAAGATTTTATCTATTGGTGCGAAAGTCATAACATTGAATGGTGTGAGGATAAATCTAATAAAAATAACAAATATATTCGTAACTATATTCGCAATGAACTAATGCCACATGCATTAAAAGTAAATCCCGGTCTACATACTTTGGTAAAAAAGATTGTAGAAGGTAAAAAAAATACTTGACTTCCCTGCACAAGCCATGTATACTAACTAATTATTTAAGGAGAAACTATGTCGGATTATAACAGAACGTTTAATGGTGAGGCAAAAATTAAGCTTACCCAAATCGTAAATGAAGGTATGCATGTACTACATGAAATTGATACATTGAATGGTGGATTAAATGACACTATCAAGGCGGTTGCTGAGGAGCTGGAAATCAAAGCTAGTACATTAAAAAAAGCAATTAAATTGGCACACAAAGCCGGACTCACTCAAACTAACAAGGATCACGAAGATTTGAATTCCATACTTGAGGCGGTTGGAAAAACATTATAACGTTTTAAACAATCTCCAACCTTTAACAGATTTTGGAGATTGTTTTTTATTAACAAGTTGACTTACGTTCCCCCTAGAAGCTCCAGTCATCTTACAAAAATCGTAAGCAGTTGAGTGCTTTACTTCTCCGGTTGAAATATTTTCAAATATGTAAATATTATGATCAAATACAGGATTATGAGTTGCAGGATTTTTTCTTAAGTAATGATTATTTCCGGATTTTTTCTTCATTGCATCCTTATTATGCCATGGGGCATCTTTATTAGACATTCTAAGTGATTGCGCTTTCCGCCTGTTACTATCTTTCATATGATGGAATTCCCCAGATCGTTTAGCAACAATATTAGGATCCTTCATCGGGTTGTTTATAGTAAATAAAATTCCACCGCCAGTTCCTTCTTCAGGTTTTTCATTGGCCCAAAGTTTTTTACCATACTTATCAACTGAATTTACAACGTCCCATAGATCACTATAGTAACGACCTGTTTGTTTTAATTCTTCTTTTGTGGTACATTCGTGAATTATTTCACGTGATATGTCAAACCCGTGAACTTTTAAATGTCTTATCCAATATACACCGCTACCAAAATATTTATTTAAGTCTTTGGTAGTATATCCTAAATATTTTAATCCGGTTGAATTATGTGTCATGACGTAAAGTTTATAAATACTCATGCTGATTGCTCCTTGTAGCGTTAGAGTGAGTGGGTATTACCAGTACCGCGACTCACACTTATTTATCCCTTTTCAATTGAATTTACAATACTTTTAACTTATAATCAACACATGAAAGAAATATTTAATGTCATACGTTGATGCAATACACTCAAGGGATGAGGATCGTATCTACGTTGTAGAACGAGATAAAGACGGCAAGCGTCAATACAAAGAATACCCTACTAACTACGTATTGTACTATCCCGATCCTAGGGGTAAACAACGTAGTATCTATGGCGATCCAGTCAGTCGTTTTAGCACACGTAAACGACAAGAGTTTGAAAAAGAAAGACGCATCCACTCAAATAAGAAATTATTTGAAAGTGATGTTCCGGTAATCTTTCGCTGTCTAAGTGAAAACTATCTTGGCATTGATGCACCCAAACTTCATACTTGCTTCTTTGACATTGAGGTAGACTTTGATCCTGAAAAAGGTTTCAGTCCTACAAGTGATCCATTCAATCCTGTAACTGCTATCAGTTGTTACTTAGATTGGCTAGATCAATGTATTACATTAGTGATTGCTCCGAAACATATGAGCAGTGAAACAGCCCAAGAAATCACTAATGAATTTGATAATACAATGCTATTCAAATCAGAGAAGGAAATGTTTGACGTTTTCTTTCAACTTATTGAAGATGCTGATGTATTGACTGGCTGGAACTCAGAAGGATATGATATACCTTACATGGTCAATCGTGTTACTAGGGTTATGAGTAAAGATGATACACGCAAGTTTTGCTTGATGGGTCAACTGCCTAAAGCTAGAGAATACGAACGATTTGGTAAAAGTGAAACAACATATGACTTAGTAGGTCGTATTCACTTAGACTATCTACAACTATACAAAAAGTATAACTATGAAAGTCGTCATAGTTACAAACTTGATAGTATCGGTGAGATGGAAGTAGGTGAAAACAAAACTCAATATGAAGGTACTCTTGACCAACTGTATAACAAAGACTTCAAAAAGTTCATTGAATACAATAGACAAGATACTATGTTGTTGGTGAAAATTCACAACAAACTTAAGTTTTTAGAATTAGCTAATCAACTTGCACATGAGAACACAGTATTGCTTCCAACAGTAATGGGTTCAGTAGCAATGATTGAGATGGCAATTTTTAATGAAGCCCATGAACGTGGGCTTGTAGTTCCAGATAAAAAACGAAAGGTTGAAAATGAAGAAGATGTCCAGCAGGCAGCAGGTGCCTTTGTTGCTACGCCGAAAAGAGGTATGCATGAATATGTCGGAGCAGTTGACATTAACTCACTCTATCCCTCGGTTATTCGTGCCCTCAACATGGCAGGAGAAACCATCGTTGCTCAAGTCAGACAAACAATCACTGACCAATATATGCACGACAAAGGCTTACGATTAGCTAGTGAAAAGAAACGTCACAAAGAAGGTGATGATGCCGTTACAGGATCTATTCTCTGGGAAAATCTATTCGGTGCATTAGAATATACTGCAATTATGAATCAAGAACGTGGTACAATTCTTACTGTTGATTTTGAAGATGGTCGTAGTGTAGAAATGAGTGCGGCCGAAATCTGGAAGATGATATTTGATAGTCATAAGCCCTGGATGTTAAGTGCTAATGGTACAATCTTTACTTATGAAAAAGAAGGTGTAGTTCCCGGTCTACTTACACGTTGGTACTCAGATCGTAAAGAGATGCAGAAAAAACTCAAAGAAGCAACTAATACAGAGGATAGAGAGTACTGGGATAAACGACAACTTGTTCGTAAAATTTTACTTAACTCAGCATATGGTGCATTGTTAAATGAACATTGCAGATTCTATGATAAACGTATCGGTCAAAGTGTAACACTATCTGGTCGGCAGATTGTTAAACACATGATGAGTACTATCAACGAAACAGTTGAAGGTGTCTATTCTCATGACGGTAATGCTATTGTATATGGTGATACTGACTCATGCTACTTTACAGCTTATCCTACACTAAAGCCACAGATTGATAGTGGTGCATTAGAGTGGAATAAAGAAACTTGTATTGGTCTATATGATGGCATTGCTGAACAAGCAAATGAAAGTTTCCCTGCATTCATGGAGAAAGCATTTCACGCTCCAAGAAAGAACGGTGAAATTATCAAAGCTGGTCGTGAACTGATCGGTGATCGTGCTATCTTTATTGTTAAGAAACGTTATGCTATTAACATCTTTGACAAAGAAGGTAAACGTAAAGATAAAAATGGTGATTTGGGTGATATCAAAGCTATGGGTCTTGACTTGAAACGTGCTGATACTCCTAAGTATGTACAAGAGTTCTTAATGAATGTACTACAGATGGTTCTTCAACAAGGTAAAGGTCGTGATGAAGTTATTGAAGCAGTAAAAGATTTCAAACGAGTACTAACTGCACAAGATAGTTGGACTAAGGGTTCGCCTAAAGGTGTAAACAAACTTACAATGTACGGTGACTTAGAAGCTAAGAGTAGTACAGGTCGTGCAAATATGCCCGGTCACGTAAGAGCCGCACTTAACTACAATTACTTGCGTAGAGTAAACGGTGATCAATATAGTCAAAAGATTATTGATGGTATGAAGGTTGTAGTATGTAAACTTAAAAGTAATCCATTAGGGTTTACCAGTGTAGCATATCCCGTAGATGAATTACGTTTGCCCAAATGGTTTACAGAGTTACCATTTGATGATTCAGCTATGGAACAAACATTAGTAGATGAGAAGATAGATAACTTATTGGGTGTACTTGGTTGGGATATTCGTAGCAATACAGATACCAATAGTACATTTGATGATTTATTTGTTTTCGGTTAAATTGGTGTTGCAATTCGTAATATATTCCTATATAATACGTATCACAACTACCTAAATAGTTAAAACAAAGGAAAAA